GGACAACCACTCCATTCCAGCAGGGTACAGTTGCACAAAAAGATGCCCGTTACGCCATCGTATTGGCCTACGGTCAGCTTGTGTGCTCCAACCGTGCACGTCAGGGCTACTTGTCAGCTGACGCGTAATAACTTAATTAGCTTCGGCTAGTTAAAATAGGTTTAGCTGGTGCTAAGAGTTGAAAGGTTGTCATCCTTCGGGCAACTCTCTTAGTGCCAGCTATTCCCTTTTTATATGAAAAATTTTGTACAATATATAGAAACAATTATCAACGAAGGATTTAAAATATGAATAGACAGCCAGTATTTCAGTCTCAAGTTCCAGCAGGGTGTGAAATGTATAATTCCCCTAAGCCTGGACAAGACGTTGCTGCTATTATGCCAAACTATATTCAATCAGGTACTGAACTAGCTCCACCATCTGGTGTTGAGTATAAAGCCGCAATGCCAACGTGCATTGGTTTAAATGCACAGGAAGAAAGATGTAGAGCTCCTCAAGCTAAAGGAACTGAATACTGTATAGGGCATCTAAAAAGAATACAGAAACAAGCAAAAGCTGCTGAAGAATAGGATTAAAATATGGCACTAAACCCAACAACTGGTTTAAACTCTTTTTATCTCATCCAATTACTTGAGAATCTTTCTCAATTGCAAATTGGTTATGATAACGATGTTGATGATATTAACCAGGACCTAGTGCTTCAATTTCTTAAAGAGGGTTTTCAAACAATTGTAGATGCTGATACTCGTTGGCCTTGGTTTGAAACTAACTATGTAACAGCAACTGTAAATGGTGGTGCAACTGTTCAAAACTTTACAATGACTCAAACATATTCACCTTATGTAACAGTCCCACAGACTGTTACTATGAATGATATTAAAGAATTGATTAACGTTGTTTCAATTCAAGGCACAGAAATATATGAAGACTTTGGTCTTGAATTAATTTATATCAGCCAAGACCAAGGTGAAAGATGGTGGGTAGGTTCAACTAACCAAGTTGGAATTCCAGCATACTTCTCACTTTGGGCAAATCAAATGTACCTATGGCCGCGCCCAAATCAAGTCTATACTTTATTAGTTAGAGGATATAGAGAACCAGACCTTAGTTGGTTGTTAGATTCAAGCAACTCAGAGTCAACTGTATATGTAGACTTAGACCTTGAATTACAAGCTTGTCTTATAACTTACACAATGTCACGCATCTATCAGTTCCAAGAAGATGCTGAAATGGCAAGAGTCTACAGAGACCAATTTGTAACTAACTTAAAGAACTATCAGGATTACTTGACAGCACCAAATGGAAACCAACCACTCATTTATTCTGGTGGATTGCAACTAACAACCTATGGTTATGGATATAATGTTCCAGGTATACAAGTACTTCCAAGTTCCTCAGCAATTCCTAGCGCGATAGCCTGGTAAACAATGGCCCAAATTGCAGTTCAACAGTTATTTGACTTTACTGGTGGGCTTAACTTTCGTGCTGACCAATTTCAGTTAGCACCAAATGAATCACCAGGAATGTTGAATGTTGAGATTGACCCACGTGGTGGCGTGTTTTCCCGCGCCGGCTATCAAACAAAAAACTCTAGTCCAATATCATTTACTGGAACATGGAATCCAAAAGGATTATATAATTATAAATATCCTGCTGCTCCACAGATAATGTTAACAACTGGTTATCAGGTAACTGGACCTTACGATGGCAGAGTTTATTATTCTTCTGGTGGAAACTTTACCATGTTAAATGGTGCTTCATCAACACCACTTGAAGTTAAATCTCCTAATGGCGCTGGCATGACTCAGTGGGAAGACACCCTATATATTGCATTAGGAAAAGACGCACCAACAATGTGTAAGTGGGTAGTGGGAAATGCAACCACAACAACGCTTGCTGCATCAGGCCCAACATGGCAGCCATATCAATTGCCAGTTGGTGGCTATATGCCAAGAGCAGAACATGTTGTAGCTCATGCAAATAAACTATTCGTTGCTAATACAAAAGAATATAATAGCGATGCAACACCAACACTAGTTTCATATCCTAATAGACTTCGTTGGTCACATGAAAGCTCACCAGAGAACTGGTTCCAAGATGACTATATTGACATCATTGCTGGTGGAGAAGGCATTCGTGCAATTAAAATAGTTGATGGTCAGCTATTAATATTTAAACCTAAAGCTATTTATTTACTTATGGGTTATGATGCAGACTCATTTCAACTTGTAGAAGTTTCAGTCAACCTTGGTGTTGACACACCACAACAAGCTGTTGCTGGTAACGGTGGAGTTTACTTCTTTGACTGGCCGCAAGGATTGTACTTTTATAATCGTAATGGTGTTCAAGATATCTTTGAACGCATAAGACCAATCATTATTAATAATGAAGTTAATGCTCAGCACACCGATACAATAACAGTTTCATTTATACGTAATAGAGTTTGGATATCGCTGCCATATGCAGCAACAGAAGTTGGTACACCACCAGCATATCCAACAGTTAACTTAATTTTTGATGCTACGATTGGCAGAAACGGTGCTTATACTATGTTCCAATCTGCACCAATGTTATCAGATGACGCAACTCCAGTAGAAATTCCTGGCTTTGGTTTGGTATCTGGTTGTGACTGGCGCACTGCAGATGATTCACCTTATTATTTAATGATTCATCCAGACGATGATTTCCCATATGTTTACTTTGTTGATGATTATACAAATACAGATGATGATGTTATCGTTGGTGCAACTCCATCTTTGACTGGAAGATTTAAATCTTATTATCGCACATCATGGTTTGATGACAAAGCTTATGTACAATTAAAAACATTTATCCGTCCATACTTTGTATTTAAAGATGTTTCATCTCCTACAGCAATAACATTAAACCGTTATAAAAACTTTGATGAAACCAATCAAGTTGGCGGAACAAGAACTATTACCTTAACTGCTACTGCAGGTGGTGGAACTTATTCAGAAGATGGTTCTGGTGGTGTTTATGGAACTGCAGAATACGGATTTAATACCGGTGGTGCTGTTATTAAAAGAAAAGGTGTTGCGCCATTAGGAAGAGGTTTTGCAGTACAATTAGAATTCATTGGTCCAGATGATGCAACCGATGCCACCGTTTTCCCTGGGAGAGCTTGGGGATTAAATTCAATCGCATACAAATTTAAGAGAAGAAGAATTAGGAGCACTTAATAATGGCTACACTTACAATACCATTTCCAAACTTTCAGAATGGTCAACCGATTGTTGCTGCACAACATAACGCTAACAATCAAGCTATAGCAAACTTTAGCAATGGTTTGTCCGCAGGAAGCAACTTTGATAACGGAGCAATAGGAACTGCAGCAATAGCTGGACAAGCTATTACTACAGCTTTGATTGCTGATGGCAGCGTAACTACAGTTAAACTCGCTGCTTCTTTAACACTTACTACACCAAATATTGGTGCAGCTACAGCAGCAACAATCAATGTTGGAACTAACGCATTATCAGTACCAACTAACGGAGTTATAGTTCAAGGTAACGTTGTTTATCATATTGCAATAAATAATCAAACAGCAAGTTATACTTTAGTATTAGCTGATGATGGAAAACTTGTTGAAGTTCTTTCTTCATCTGCAGTTAACGTAACTATTCCTTTGGAATCTTCTGTAAACTTTCCAATTGGTACCCAAATCACAGTTCTTCAAACTGGTACTGGACAAATAACATTTGTTCCAACTTCTGGTGTTACATTAAATGGTAACCCTGGAGTAAAAACTCGTGGACAATGGACTGCTGCTACTTTAATTAAAAGAGCTGCAGATACTTGGGTAGTACTAGGAGACTTGAGCTCATAATGCCAATCATTGGAATTATTGATGGTAGCGGTGAGACCGTTGGTACACCAGTAATTGGTACTGCCACAGCTGGTGACACTAGAGTCAATGTTGCTTTTACTCCACCAACTTATACTGGTAAAGGAAGCATATCTTATACTGCTGTATCTTCACCAGGTGGTTTTACTGGAACAGCTGCAGGTTCACCAATTGAAGTAACAGGTTTAACAAATGGAACATCTTATACTTTTACAGTTTATGGATTAACTGACTATGGAATTCAATCTGCCTCTTCAGCAGCATCAAATGCAGTTACTCCATTTGCTCCACCAGTTTATCCTCCATATGGAACGCTTATTGCAGCAAACCAATGCAGCGGTTATACTCTTTATAATCTACGTGCTGACGGTAGTGGTGGCACGTATCAAGAAATATTAGAAACTAATAGTACATCTTGCGGATACACTCCACCTCCACCTCCATGTACGGCAGCTGGGACACTGCTTGCCGCAAATCAATGTAGCGGTTATAATCTTTATAATCTTTATGCAGATGGTAGTTGTGGTAGTTATGCTGTTATTACAGAGTATAATAGTGCTTCATGTGGATATGTCCCGCCAATACCATATTGCTCTTCATGCACAGGAAGTTTAAATAGAACAGAAACTGTAGCCAGCTTTTGTTCAGGTGGTTGTCGTTATTATACAACAAGATATTATTGGAATGCACCGTTATGTCAGCCAGACCCATGTCAAGTTTGCACATGCAACGCATATGACGATGTAAACACTCAAGTTTGCTGTGCTTGTTTTGGATGTTATTAAAGATATAATTTACGAAGGAGAAATTAATGAATCAAATATCAGATGAAGAAAAAGTTCACTTTGCCGTTGTAGTTGACGGCGATGTAGCTTATACACAAGTGGTTTGGAATAGGGCAGAAAATATGGTTGCTGCTTTGATGTCCAATCCTAAAATAATACCTGTTCCAAATGAACTAAAAGGTTTAGTTGGAGAAGGTTGGACCTTTGATGGAGTTCAGTTTATTGCACCAGAGGTTCAGTAATGAACGCTTGGCAAGAATATAAGAAAAGACTAGGCAATACCAGACCATGGGATGTACTAGACCCTAATGCAGAAAAGGCTAGTGTTGAAGAAGAAAGCACCAGGTATTCTTTATGCATGGACTGCCCAGAGTTTTTTAAACCAACCACCCAATGCAAGCAATGTGGCTGTTTTATGAAAGTAAAAGTTAAATTAAAACAAGCTACTTGTCCAATTGGTAAGTGGTAATATGAAAAATTTTTTCTATAATAATAAGAGGTAAATTAAATGGCATATGACCCATCTTTATTTGAGCAGCAACGCAGGGGCCTCCAAACCAGCTTTGCCCAACAGCAGGCTCTTAATACGTTTAAGCGTTATTTAGCAGAGACTGCCGGTCAACGTCCTATCACCCAAATACAAGAAGCAGCCTTTGGCATACAAAAGCAGGTGCCAAGACTAACTGCTAACTATGGCAAGCGTGGACTTCAGGGAATGGGTGTTAGGTCTGGTGTATATAGTAAAGCATTGGGAGACTACGCCTCAGAAAGAGCAAGACAATTAGGCTATGCCCAAACAGATTTAGCTAATCAATTAAGAGGTTATGACTTGGCGCAAGCACAAGGTTTGGAAAGTTACCAAGAATCTCTAAAAGATTTAGAAGCAAATAAGGCTAGACAAATAGCTGCAGATGCCGCAGCATTATTGGAATTAAGGTAGGATAATATGGCTAACGGTTTAGGAGTTACAAAGTACGAACCAGCACCTCCAGGTGCGCGTCCAAAGACAAATGTTCCAGGAGCAGGTGCTCCTTCTGTATTTAATCCAATACTGCCACCAGAGGCTCCAGGTGCTATGGTTGATATAGCTGGTGACTTTGAATTGCCAACTTATGATTGGTCTAGTGTTACTCTTGGAAGCGGTGGTGGTGGTGCACCAGCATCTTACTATGATGCATTGGCCGCTGCTCGTGGATTAGAAGCTCAGACTGCATCTGATAAATTAGATTTAGAAATACAAAAAGCTAATAGAGCAGATTTGTTAGCGGCAGCAGCAGAACAAAGAAAAGGTTTAGGTGCACAAGCAGCACTAGAATATTATCAGAACCAACTTGGCAGATATGCAGGTGGTGCAATACCAGAAGCATTGGCTACTACTTTAGATGAACAAAGACAAGCTCGTGAAGATTTTGCAAATACAACTTATGGAAATCTTTTAAGTAGATTAGGTACTCGATACACAGAAGCTGGCAATCTAACTAATGAAGGTTTCAATGCACTTAAAACATACTTGGAAAATGCACCACAAAATGCATTTGCCACAGCACCTCGTGCAGTAGCAACACCAGCTGCTAATGATATTGCTCAATACATGCAGTCACAGGGCGTAGATACAGCAAGAGTTCAGCCAGGACTTTTGGCAGCACAGGCAGCAGCACAAGGTGGAGCAGCTAACTATAATAATCTTTTGACAACACTTGCTGCAACTTCAACACAAGCTCAGCAGTCAAGATTAAATGAACAAGCAATGGCTCAAAGACTTGCACAAGCAACATTGTCTGCACAAAGAGCAGCACAAGAAGGTGCATTAGACCAAGCCAAGATAGCACAGTTGAATGCAATACAAGAACAATACAATGCATCTAGATTACAATTGCAGAGAGATTCTATTGCACGTGAACAAGCACTGCAAGATGCTATTGCTGGATTGCAAGTAACTGGCAATCTTAATATAGATACCACTCCTTCAACTGAAACAGAAGAAGAAAGAGCAGCTCGTATAGCTGCAGCAACAGCGGCAGAGAAAGCAGCAGCCGATAAAGCAGCAGCTGACTTAGCTGCATCTCGTTCAGCAGCAGTTAATACACTTGCTAGACAAGTAGCAGCAGCTAAAGGTACAAATGCTCCAGCCTTACAAGCCAGAGCAAATGCATTTATAGCAGCTAATCCAACAGCAACACCAGCACAAGTTAAAGCAGAATTCCCACAGCTTAGAGCAGCAGCAGTAAAAGCAGCAGCAAAAAAGAAGTAAGGAACAATTATGGCAATAGACCTTGGTCAGTTATATAATCAATATCTTATGGAGTTTCAAGACCCTGTTAAGGCATCGCAATATACTGCGTTCCAATTTATATCCAATCCTAGAGGAAGTGTTTCTGGTTTGAAGAAGCCACCAACTTGGTACTCACAAACTGAATGGTATGACTACGAAGCACCAGATTATATTAGAACTAAACAATATACTGGTGATGATAAGCTGTCTGCTTTTACCAGAGATAACATTGATACTTTAACTTCATTGGCTGATGTATCAGCAGCATCTAGAAGAGCCGCAAAAGAGGGTTACTTAACTGGAACAGGTCTTACTAGCGGTGACTATTATGAACAACTTAAAGATATTTATTATCAAAAAGGTAATGCAGAAAAGAAATATAAGGCACAAAGAGGCAGTCATATATTTAGTCAATATGGTTTGGACCCAGAAACACGTTACGATTTGGTAACCGACCCAAATAAAAATACAGTAGCTTACAAACCAGCAGTAGATTATATAAATAAAAAAGGAACCGAAAGATATAATACACTTATTAAGCGTGGTGTCAGTGCACAAAATGCTAAAGCATACACCGAAGCTTACGTAAAGAATTTAGGTTCAGCAGTTATTGCAAAGATAAATGCAGCTGGTATTAATCCATTCGTTGACCAAGTTTATGCAAAGGTAAAGGTAAGAAAGTAAATGGCGCAAAATCCTACACCACCATCAACAACTGTTCCAGGAACTGTTGATTGGGTTGGAACTGTATATGGTTCAGGTTTTACACCTACCACTGTAGTTGGTCAGCCTAAGACTACTACAACCACTACGCCTAAAACTACTACAACTACTCCTTTAATTAAAACTAAGACGCAAGATTCTGATATTCCTTTATCTCAAAAATTAGATGAGCAGATTCTTTATAAGCAAGCAAAGTTATACGGTACTAGATATACGCCACAGCAGATTGAAACAGCTCAAGCAGACTTGCCATGGTATAAAGACTTAGGATTAGGTGCATTAGAATATGGCATTCTTAAGCCATTGCAAGTATTAGATGTTGGTCGTCGCGTTGTTCAATCTTCAATCAAGAATCAAGCCGATGTTTACAGTGGTAAACAAAATCCTTTTGAAGCTGCTAAAGATTTCTATAGAGAAGTAACTGACCCTAATCTTAAATCAACAGAACTATTTAATATTAATACTGGTCATAAGTGGTTAGATAAAACTATTGGTTTTACACTTGACGTTGGTCTTGACCCAACAACATATCTTACATTGGGAACTGGAACTGCTGCAAAGATAGGATTGCAAACTGTAGTTAAAACTGCAGGTAAAGAAGCAACAGAAAGAATTGCTCGTGAAGCAGCAGAAGATTTGGTAACCAAAGGTGTTAAAGAAGTAACTGAAGCAGCTACTAAAAAACTTATAGTAGAACTTGGTGAAGGTGCAACTAAGAAACAGGTAAGACAAGGCGCTGCTGCCATAGTTGCAGAGGCAGCACAGGTTGCTAAGCAAGCTGGTGTAGCAGGTGCAGATAAGAAACTTGCTCAAGCTGCCCGTAGATGGACAGCCGTTGCTCCACGTAAACAGCTTGGCTTTGGTGCGCGTACAGCTACAGCTACATCGATTAAAGAACTCAGAGACCAAGCAGCATTAGAAGCTTCAGAACTTGCAGGTACAGCAGCAGGTCGTAGAGCAGAAGCATTTGTTAGAACAATGACCGATGATGTTATTGAACAAATTGCTGTAAGAGGTATTGGCGGTTTAGATGATAATGTTCTTAAAGAACTTGGTGTAGCTGGAGGTCTTCGCTGGGGTGTTGGTGGAGCTAAAGTTGCACTTGGAAAACCAAGCAACGTGCTAACTAGAAATGTTGGTAACGCTCTTTCTAAAACTCGTTTGAATTTATTGGGAGCAAAGTTACCAGGTGGTAGCACTGTTGCAAAACTTATTACAGGAGCTAATATACCTGAAGTTGTGTTTGATGCTAAGACTGGCTTGAGGTCAGGCGCATTTGCCACTACAAAAGAATCACTTGATGCATTAGAAGTTATTGCAAAGAATAATGCCTACAAAGGATTTAAAAAGGTAGCTGCACCAACGGTTAAAGCATTGCTTAAAAATACTTTATCAAAAGAAAATGCTCAATATAAAAATAGTGTGTATGAATTGCTTGCACCAACTGTTGATTTAACTAAGTCATTGCCAGAAATTTCTACAGCAGTAGGAAGAAATGTGGATGCAGCTGAAGTTGCCTTTGCTCAAAAAATAAATACATTAAAAGATGAACTGATTGCTGCTGCAAAATCTAGAGGAATAACAGTTGTCAATGATGGAACTAACTTCTTTCCTGAAACATTGACACAAGATGCAATAAAGTTCTTGAGCAGAAAAGATGACACAGCAAAAGCTGTACTAGCTGCTCTTGGTTTTAATAAGCCACCACTTCCTGGACAAAACATTGGTAGACAACTTGTAGGAGATGTCTTATTCTTTGGTCAAAAAACTTTGAATGATGATGGAACATTAAAGAGTGTAAAAGAATTAAACAAAATCGCTAGAGACTTTGGTGGATTTAAAGGTGACTTCTTTGATACCAATGTTGAAAGAGCTTTAGAAAAATATACTAATAAATTTATTGATGACTATGCATTGATGGCTATGGTGTGGGATGAAACAACTCGTGGCCTATACGACACAGGTATTAATTGGGGAGTTGGTTACAAGCCAGCTTTGATAGGTGGACCAACAGCTGAAACATTCATACAAATGCCATTGCGACCAGCATTGAAATCAAGATTACTTGCAGCTTCAGGTGATGAAGTAAAGACTGCATTGCAACCATGGGTTCTTAAAGATTTGGATGCAACACTTGCCGCAATAGAAGCAAAGGCAAGAAGAATTGAAGGCTCTGCATTATCTAACACAGCACGTGAAAGTGCAAATGATGCATTGAATGAAGTCAGAGAAATTCTATTTAATTTAAGACAAGCTGTAGCAGCTGGTGATGATATCGCAGATGCATGGGCAAACTTGCTCTATAAAACGCAAGCAGAATACGCTACATTGTTTTCTAATTCTCCAGAAAAAATAGCTAAGTTTATTGATACGCTAAAGCCAGAACAATTAAGAACTATGGTTAAGTTGGCTGAAGATACTTTTGTTGCATTAGATTCACACGTAATGCCTGACACTGTAGTTAAAGCTGAACTTGCAAATGTGTTTAGTAACATTAATAAACTTAGAAACATTAATGAACGCAATGGTTTATTAAAATTTTTGAATACATACAACCAATCAGTCAAGACTTGGTATACAACTAGCGTTGGTTTCCATACAAGAAATATTATTAGCAATGGATTTCAAATGTTTGCAGGTGGTGCGCGTCCAGGCAATCTTACTAGAGGCATAGGTATTAGCAATAAGTGGAATGAATATCTTGAAGAAACAGCTCCAAGAATAACAGCGTTTGCAGACTTAGATGAAATGATTGATGATTTCTTTGATGTAAAGAACATTGCTAAAGCTGACCAAGCTGCAGCAAGAGATGCGTTAAAGTATTCTGGTGGTGCAGGCTTTGGTGACTTAGAAG